GGGCGTCGATACTTGGGTTGGCGCGATGATCCGCCTGGGCGACAAGGTCTCTCGATTGCAAACGCTCGCCGCCGGTCACGAACTCACGAACGAAAACGCCAGAGACACATTCCTTGATCTTGCCAGCTACTCACTTATCGCGATGATTCTTTGGGAAGAAGACCAGGTTGAAATCGACGTTGACGACTTCTTTGAGGATACCGACGACGACAGTTGAGTAAGTTATTACTCATGGCCATGACCGAAGCAGACTTTGAGAAGCAAGTTGTCGACCTTGCGCACCTCTTCGGATACCGTGCCGCCCACTTTGCAGCTGCGATGAACGCCAGAGGTAACTACCGAACCCCGACGCGTTATGACGCCAAGGGATTCCCCGACCTCGTCTTGGTGCGCGCTGACTTCACAGACCGGCCCAAGCGACTGATCTTTGCCGAGTTGAAAAGCGACACCGGCAGGATCTCGAAAGATCAGGCCCAGTGGATCGACGAACTCTCATCAAGCGCAGAAGCGTACATCTGGCGACCAAGAGATTGGGACGACATCACCGAGATTCTTCGTTAGAATTGGAGCGGAGGAGATGACCGTGAACTACTACTGCCCCAGATGCATCAAAGCGACTGACCACTTCGCCGCAGGCCAAGGCGACCTACGTTGTCGATCTTGCGGCCTGCTCCACGAACCCATTCTCAAGTGCGAACACGACTGGGACTTTGACGCGAGCGGCGTCGTCTCTTGTGTTATCTGTCGCAGGACTCCATGAGGCAAATATCAGTCAAGCGCGCTGGCCAAATTGCCGAACGTCAACGACTGACCAAAATTCAAGCAGAGAAGATCCCATTTTGCGAAGGCAACCTAGATGGGTGCAAGCGTCAAATCCAAGACGTTCATGAGTTGATCAACCGCTCTCAGAGATCAACAGCGTGGCTCGAACCGACCTTGTTCATCTCATTGTGCCGACCCTGCCATCACTTCGTAACCGTTCACCCACTCTGGGCCAAGAAGCACGGATACACGCTTTCATCGTGGCAGTATGCACCTTTGACCATTGAGAAGGCTCGACGCGTCAGAGGCAAGTGCCGAGACAAAACCTGCACCAAGGATCACATGGAGCTGCTTTCAGGTGACTAACAACCCCGACAAGATCCTGGTGATGACGCAGGCCGAGATCGTGCTTGACGCCTACAACGCCGGTCTGCAATCGCTCAACGGTTGCCTAGCCATTCTCAACGAGTCAATGCACCCATTGGGCTTTCAGGTGTTTGGCGAGATCAAAGAGGGCATGGATCACTTTGGCCACGCGTACAGCCTACTGTTATCGTTTTTGGGAGAACAGGAGACAACATGAAGAAGATTGGCAAGTTAGAACTCACCAGAGTCAAAATTGGTGAACTGAACCAGCACCCCTTGAATCCAAACCAGGGAGACGTTGGGGCAATCGTTGAATCACTTGAGGCTCACGGATACTTCAGACCCGTCTTGGTTCAGAAGTCCACCATGAACATCATCGCCGGTAATCACACGGTTCAGGCCTGCAAGATTGACGGACTCACGGAGATCGACGTCATTATTCACGACATCGACGACGATCAGGCGCTTCGCATCATGTTGGCCGACAACGAGACCGCAAACAAAGCACAGAACGATCCAGCAATCCTGACTGACCTACTTGAGTCTCTGATTCATAGTGAGTTTGGTCTCACGGGAACTGGCTTCACCGGCGAGGACTTGGACGACTTGATTGCCGAGTTCAAGCCGGAGCCGATGGCTGAGGTCAAAGAGCCTGAAGAGATCGAACCACCGCTTGACCCCGTGACAAAGCTTGGAGACGTTTGGCTACTTGGCCCACATCGTTTGATCTGTGGCGACAGCACAAAAGTTCTACCAACCCTCTCCAATCAAACGGCAGGACTGATTGCCACCGATCCTCCTTACTTCAGAGTTGTTGATGCAGATTGGGACGACCAATGGGGCGCAGATGCCAAAGCGTTTCTAGATTGGTTGGCAGGATTGTTTGTTGAGTTTGACAGGTTGATGATTGACCGAGGAACTGTTGGAGTCTTTTGCTCCCCTGATATGAGCGCAGGCGTTGAGATTGAAATGCGGAAACAGTTTGCCGTGCTGAATCACATCGTCTGGCGAAAGCCCAATCCTGGCAGATTGGGACAGATGGATAAATCCTCAATGCGGCGATTCTTTCCAACTTCCGAGCGATTCATTATTGCTGAGAAATGTCGTAACCCTGATGGCGATCTATTTCGATTTCGCGATCATGTCAATCATGCCGTTGCGCGTGATGTTTATGCAGATGTTCGAGAAATGTTGGTAGAAGCCAGAGACAAAGCAGGATTGACAAATCGCCAGATTGACGAAGCACTAGGAACGCAAGGAATGTCCGGTCATTACTTTGGGGGATCACAGTGGACTTTGCCGACGGAAGATGCTTGGACAAAGATTGTCAAACTGGCAAACAAAACAGAAATGCCAACCTGGAGTTATCTTCGTCAAGAGTTTGACAGCCGCCGTCAAGAGTTTGACAGCCGCCGTCAAGAGTTTGACAGCCGCCGTCGAGAGTTTGACAGCCGCCGTCGAGAGTTTGACAGCCAAAAAGACGCCTCAGATCTTGAACTCCTTAGCGATGTTTGGACATTCTCGACACTAATGGGAAGTCAAAGGTTGGGACACCCAACGCAAAAACCCGACGACTTGATGAGCCACATAATAAAAACAATGAGTCGCAAAGGAGACACGGTTCTTGATCCGTTCTTGGGAAGTGGAACAACTTTGATCGTTTCGCACAAACTTGGACGCGTATGTGTTGGAGTGGAGTTAGACCCTGCTTATTGTGACGTCATCTGCAACCGTTTCCAGGGTGTCACCGGCATCGCTCCAATACACGAAGCCACCGGAGAGGAAGTTTCGTTCGTAGACTGATACCGTGACAACCCCTATGACCGACGCAAAACCAGTTCAGCACGCCACTACCGGAAAGTACGTCAGAACTCCCGACCAGATAGCGACAGACCGACGAGCCGCCGACTTACGTTCACTGGGCTACACCTATCAAATGATTGCTGACCGCTTTGAGGTTGATGTCAGCACCGCACATCGCATGGTTGGCAGGGCCGTTGCAGAGATCCCAACCGAGGGAGCCGCAGAGGTCAGGAAGATCGAACTAGAGAAGATCGACAACGCTGAGCGATACCTTCAATCAGTCATACAGAACCCACCGCCTAAAATCTCGGCATCGGGTCGTATTGTCAAAGACGATCAAGGCAACGTGGTCGTCGACGAGGGCGCACGCATGGAGGCCGTTGACAAGATACTGAAGGCACAGGCCGCTCGCGCTCGACTACTCGGACTGAACGCACCCACCAAGATCCAAGAAGAGATTCTGATTCATCAGGTAGACCCAGACCGAGAGCGTCGAATCCTCGAAGCCTTGGAGGAAGCCTTAGATGCCAAGCGTCGCGCCACTTGACCTGATAGCCGCAGAGCGTCTCGATTGGGTCAAAGCCTCAGCCAGACGTGAGCAGTTAGAACCCGAAGGAGACTGGACAACCTGGCTCTACTTGGCAGGTCGAGGAGCAGGCAAGACCAGGAGCTGCGCCGAATGGCTTGCGGCCAAAGCCGTCTTTCAGCCCAACACTCGATGCGCCGTCATCGCTCGAACCTACGCCGACGCCAGAGACACCTGCGCTGAAGGTGAGTCGGGAATCCTGAACGTACTGCGCCGGTATCAAATGTTGGAGAACTACAACCGCTCCATCGGTGAGATCGTTCTGACGAACAAGAGCCGGATCAAACTCTTCAGCGCCGAGGAACCCGACAGGCTCAGAGGGCCACAGCATGAGTTCATTTGGTGCGACGAGTTAGCAGCGTGGCAATACGACGACACCTGGGACCAAGCACAGTTTGGACTTCGCCTTGGCGAGCATCCCCAAGTCGCCATCGCCACCACACCGCGCCCAACGCCGTTGTTGAAGCGCATCATCGCCGACGAACACACCGTCGTCACCAAGGGCACCACCTATGACAACCTTGCCAACCTCGCGCCGACCGTTCGTTTCGCTATCCTGCAAAAATACGAAGGAACGCGCATGGGTCGACAAGAACTCATGGGCGAACTTCTTGACGACGTAGAAGGAGCCTTATGGCACGCAGCACTCATCGACGAA